TGCCATTGTAACAGCCACAGCAATATTTCCAGTAGTTAATAGTCCTAAGGTTCCATCACTAGGAACTAAAACTAAAATACCACTAAATCCTTCATACGGAGGCATGATAGTAGCAATATCTGTGCTACCAGTCAATTTCACCATATCCGTTTTAGGAAAAATGGTTGAATCTGAAGCAAGTGTATCTTCTGAAATCTTACTAGTTGTTCCCGGAATCATATTAATATCCCGATGGAACAGCTAATCCATAGATATAGGCACATGCAGCAGGATTATTAACGAAGAACTGAGTTCCTACCATCATGTAAAAGATTTCAGCAGTTGCAACACCGCCAGAAGCTCCACGAATTTCAAAGATATTCCTTCCATCGGACTTATAGAATCCGATAGGCAGAATTTCTCCGCGACCCCAAACTTCCTTAGAAACAAAGTCAATTCGAGTCTTATCCCAATTATATGACTTCCTAACTGGGGCACCAGCCATCTGCATATTATCTCCGAAATAACGATTCAGAGCTTCATCTTTTGCAGACTTCTGGATAATAGAAACTAACTGACCCATTTCCTCATAGGCCTGCGCCTGACAAGGATGCATCCAAGCATCAGGAGAAAACTCATTATCAAGACCTACACGATTACCAATAGCATTAATAGCTAATCGTGGTAAAGGTAAAGATAACGCGGCTGATGCAGCATTAATACCATTTGCACGAATTTCTGGTGTAGCAGAACGAGAGAATCCTAACCAGCTTCCAGTTGAAGCATTAGAATGCTGATAAGGAACACCATAAATTGCAGGCAAAGAAGTAGGAGAAGAAATGCCATTAGTTACAAGCAAATCTCCTGTAGTAACACCAGCAATTGCCGGAGTTACATCAATAGTCTTATTGACTACATCCCACTTAGTAATAACACCACTACCCTTTAAACTAGCAAGAGTAGAATCAAATACCTGCACAGTTTGGCCAAATCGCATTAAGCGAACACCAAATCCATCAGTTGTGCAAACATAAGTATCTACGCCAGCAGCAGTTGTAGGAGTAGTAATAGTTCCAATTACACCATTACCAGCCTGCATCATCTGTGCGTCTAACTGCCTACGCAATTCATCTAATGCAGTAGCTGTAAGCCTACGAACAGCAGAAACTACAGCCTTACGATTATCATCAGTTGACCACTGGGTAAGCTTTGTATATTCAATATTCTCACTAACAAATACTGAATTTAATACAGCCTTATCCCAAGTTGGCCCACCACCGCGTCCTAAATCGCCTCCATCAGCATTAACATATCCAAAGCTTCCGCCCGGACGTAATTCTAATGGAACACGCATCTGTCGATTAGAAATCTTTTCGACATCACGCTTTTCGATATTAGAATAAAACTTATCATCTCGCTCGAAAACGGTGCGGACCTTTGGGAGCACTCGCTCCAATTCAAGTCCTGCTACCTGGGTTTCTGTAACAGCCATTATTTAAAATCCTCAGCTAAGTATTAAAGAAATCAACGGTCCTCATACCACGACCGTTCTTAGAATCTGTATTTTTATTTCCACGATTAGTTGGTTCTGAGGATGTGGAGTTCCTATGAACTACTTTTTCTTCCTGTCTCCTAGTAACACTAATTCCTTTAAGAGCTTCATTTCTCACTCTAGGAATAATGCGTTGGAGATAATTTTTTGCTTGGGTAAGATGAGCAGATTTAATTTTGTCCAGGGCTGTTCTGGAATTTTTATCAGCCTTTGCTCTCTTTTCCAAGGAACTAATAATACTCTGAAAAGGCTTGTCGTTCTTTAATGCTTCATCAAGTTGCGCTTTTACTTCTCTGACTGCATTCCTCTTAACAAATGGAGTCATCTTATTATCTTTATCTATATTAGCATCAACAGTAGCTGTAATCTGATTATCAATCTTACCTTTTAAATCAGATTGAAGTTCAGTCCACTTTTGATTTTCAAAATCTTCTCGTTCTTTCTTTAACTTACTAGATTCATCTGTATTTTCTTCCTTAGATAATCTAGTAACTTTTCGCGGTTCTTTCTGACCGAATAAAAATTCATTGAAGATAAGGATAGCTTCTTTAACATCATTATCCCCATCTTCCTTGGCTTTACTTAATCCAAATTGAATAGCATTAGCTAATACATTATTAGTGACATGAAAATAAGCTTCTCTATCAACAGCTGCTAAAGTCTGTAAATAATTATCAACAAACTTGGTATAATTCTCAGGAGAATAATTTTTAATAGCTTCGATAACTTTAACAGTTTCTCCTTTTTCTAAATCTGCTCGGAAATTCTGTAAAGTATCCCTATCCTTAGCCGCAGCCTTAGCATCTGCAATAGTTGGAAGAATATCAGTATATTGCTGAGCTTTATAATAATAAGCAAATAAAGAAGGAAATTCCTTCTCAAGTGTAGGATACTTTTTAAGAATTTCAGCTTTCTTAGCTGGAACTACTAATCTTTCTTCTTCTTCCTCACCGGGTTCTTTAATTTCTATTTCTTCCTCATCTTCGTCCTCTTTGTCAGATTTTTCTTTATCGTCTCCCTCGTCTTCTTCTTCATCTTCGTCAAGTTTAAGGTTATCCTTATCTGACTTGTCTGTATCTTTTCCTTCATCTTCTAAATTTAACTCATCTAAAATATCTTGTTTACTAGTAGTATTATCCCCAATAATAGGAGCTTCTGCTTCTTCATTGGATACCCTACCCCACTGCCACGAATAATCATTGAATTGGTAATTGAGTTTCACTTTCTTCTCCAATAGGTGCTGATTCTTTTTTATTCTTATTCTTTGACTCAGAAGTTCCATCAGCATTAGAACCTTCCTGAGCCATCATAGTAGCTTGTTGAGCCATCATTGCTTGCTGTAGATATAACATATGCCACTTATAATGTAAGAGGCAATTCATATAACCACTAGGATTATTTATTTTAGCATCCCTTCCTTCAGGAGAAACTAACCAATTTCTAAGAATCTCAGCTTCAATTTGATGATTATCTAATAACTGGTCAACAGGAACCGATGGCATTGTTTCATCCAAAGGTTCTCCATCAAGAAGAAGTTTAATCTCCTCATACTGCTTATTTCTATCTTCTTCCCCAGGAAGCATTAATTCATTTAATCCAAATGCCTCTCTTAATAATGGTAAATTCTCCGGAGCCATTAAAGCTTGAGCTAATATAGGAGACTGTAACTGTAATAATTCAACAAGAGTTTCTTTTTTCTGCTGCCAACTAACAGGAAGATTATCGGATACATCTAAAAATACTTCACCAATCTTTCCATTAGTTTCAGCTTTTCTAACTATAAGGTTCATGAAAGACCCATCATCTTTCCTCTGAACCATCTTCTCATCATCTACCATATCCTCAATAAATGCAGGTATGGCTTTGGCATAAATATTCTTATAAAAGAAAGTTAAAATTTTCCAAGGACTTTGTAATCTTTGCGATGCCTGAGAACGAGACATTGCATATTCAGATGCAGTCCTACTTCCCTGGGGTCCAGAACCTCCAAATAATGAGGGTAAAGCTCCAGAAGAAAGCTGACCCATCTCTTGAACTTTCTGCCCATAAGGTAATACTTCTGTTCCTAATGTAGCAGTTTTAAGAGTATGGAATCCTTCTGCAATTGATTTAGTAGCACTTACCGCTTTTGTTCCATAAACACTACCAGGCGCAGCTTCACTTTGCTTATAAGCATCTAAATCAACTACAGCGGGGTCAACGAAAGTCTGTGGAATTCCCTGCTCTACTGTCTGTAATGTAAGAGAATTTAAATCATTTAAAATATCCTGCATTGAAGTAAGTAAAAGAGCAATTGGGTCATGATGAATATAATCAGCAAATGGATTATAAGCTATAGTCCACCTATCATCCAATTTTTCTTCAACAGCTTCAGCAAGATAATCATTAATAAAAGTTACGCGCACTCCTGTAGGAAATAACCTAGTAAGTTCCTTAATTCCCTCTGTATCATCACAGAGAACATTATAAGAACTTGGGCGCAACCAATATTTAGTTACTGTGGGGGAATAGTTAGGAAAATCAGAAAGATAAGGAATAGGTAATCTACCCCATCTTTCATAATTTCCATCTCCTGCATTAGAACTATGACGAATCTTCCCATCTTTCTTAAACTTATTAGCAAGCTGGGGAAATTCAGCTAAAACATTAGAAAAGTGAGTTTCATAAGAATAGCGAAGATAAGGACAATCTCCCTGAACTTTAGCATAGAGAGGAACTTTAACATATAATCCACCTCTAATTTCGAGGCATTGATGAGACTTATTCTTAGTAGTTTCTCCATCAATTCTAGGAACTTGAACTTCTGCCTTCTTCAGCGCTTCTGGAACATAAGATTGTCCGCAAGCTAAACAAACTTTAGTAGGATTACCAAGTTCTCCTTCGATAACGGGAGATTCTACTTCTTCATCTGGTATAATTTCTGCACATTCAGGATTGGGACAGATATAATGTTCTTCTTTAACTAATTTCTCATTAGGAACCTTATAAGTTCCATACTTCTCATCTTCTTTAGAATAATGATAACAAGTTACCAATCCCTCTGTGCAATAAACAAAGATAAGATAAAGCCATAATAAAGCATCATCATTATCCTTAGCAATAATCTTACTTACATTATTTCCAGCTTTAGCAGTTAAAAGGTCATCAGCATTATCCGCGTCTTTAGGTCCACAAGATACCTGTGGAATAGTGATACTCATTGCGGCTATGATGGATTCAACATAAGCCCTTAAAACATTAATTGGCTTATCATAGAAATTCTGGTCATCATTTCCTAATGCTTGCCATTCATCCCAAGTTCTCCAATCATGCGCTACAATATCATACCATATTCTCTGATAACCTGCCCAATATAATTTTAACTTTCTCCATTGCATAATCTGACGCTCTCTGACTGGTTTATCTTCCAAGTCAAAGTGCTCAGTTATAGCCTGAAGCTTTTGTTTTAAATCGTCGCTAAGTTCTTTAATTCGTGGCATAATTAACTAAGGGTCGATGTAATTTCAAAGCGGTAGAAATATATTCTTGATGTTTAGTGCATAACCATCCATTAGATAAATCTCTACGCGATGCATCTCCACATTTAATTCCTTCTGAACTAACATGAATACATCTACCACCATTAATCTTATAAGGTTTAATAGTTTGTATAATCTCTAATTCTCTAATGCGGCTTGTCGTCCCCGGATGCAGGAGTATCATTTCTACTTTCATCGTCTAATCCAAGTTCTTTTTCTAACTTATCTATTTCTTCAGCTATCTCAGGATTCTGTAATCTAATCTCATGCTCTCTTCTAGCATTTTCTTGTAATATTTTCTTTTTAGCTTCCCAAGATATTCTACCCTGTCTTACAGGTCCAGTTGATACAGTATTACTTGGGACAACTATAGCTGGCTTGCATATAGAAGTAATCGTATCCAATAACATCTGAGTTTCAGCTGTTTTCTTTTCAAGTTGTTCTTTAAGAATCTCACAGCCGTAACATTTCTTAAATAAAAGTTTTCTTAAAAATTCTTCAAATAAACTCATCTTCTTCTTCCTAATATCGAGCGCCTTACTACTCCATGTTGATGTGTCTTTTGCTTACTTTCCAAAACTTCCATCTGTCGATAAAATCTAGTATTATCTTGTTCCTTTTGATTTTGAGCTATAACCGCGCTCACTGCTTTCCGTCTATTTAATTCTTCATCATTAGCAGAAGCATAACGATTAACAGCTTTACAAAAGTAACGAAGATTATCAATCGGGTCATCCCCATCGAACTCTTGAATATCCTCTTTCTTTTTATCATCATAAACACATACTGGAATAGTCTCAATAAGAATCTGACAAGTATTAAATATTTGTAATCGAGGAAGATTCTTATATTCTTCCTCATCCAAGAACATGTTACGATAACGAACTAAAGCATCTTCTCCATAATTTCTAAAAATATAATTAGCTTTATCTAAATCATAAACTTCTCCCGGAGCTTTTAATAAATGTTCTCTTGGCTCCCATCGGAGGAAGTCATGAATAGATTGTAACCCAGCAACACGAGAACCAGGAGAATTATCACTAGAGCTTGGAACCAATCCAGAATATCTTTGAACCTGCTCAGCAATTGTTTCTACTCCTCTTTCCTGCCATGCTGACCCACAAAGAATAAAATGAACAATAGATTCTAAGTGAGAAACTTCTCTTACTTCTGATGCCCAATAGGGGACATCTTTACCTTTCCATCCCCTTTCTCTGTAGATATAAACTCTACCATCTGGGCTAATTGCTCCCCAGATTGCATGACACATTGCTCTTTTACCCCAATCAATTGATAAAATTCTCGGCCACCATTCTGGGATTTCAAACGGTTCAATAACATGAATAGCATTTTCCGGTTCACCTGGGATATTAATGGGTCTAAATTCGGGGAATACTGAACCTTCAAATGCATGCCAATCTCCATACTTCTTAGCTCTTTTTTCCGCTTCAGGTAATATTTCTAATTTCTGTAAATACAATGGGTCAAATTCCATACCCATTGGATTATCCTGAGCAAGAGCAGGAATAAACATCCTGCTCAAGCCAGTCTTTTTATCTAATAATCTTTTATATCCTTCTTCACAGGGTTTAACAAATCTATTGTAAACAAATGTTTGACCCACTCCACCAGGATTAGTTCCATTTCTTACAATTGAAACATTAAAACTAGAACCTGGTCTTACTCTACTCCCTACCATATAAAGGTAAGGAGCTTCTTCAAAGTGTGTTAACTCATCAAAGGCACAATAATTATACTGTGCTGAGTCATACATTTTAATATCTTGAGCATGTTGAACATGGCCGAAGTCCATATAGCTGCCATATTCTTTCCATTCCCAAGAGTGTTTAGTCTCATTATAAGTTGCACCAGTTAATGGATAATATTCTTTACTAAGACGAATAATTTCACGTTCAAGGTCTGGGAATTTTCTTCGTAAGATAATTCCTTTGAAACCACGAAATTTATAGAATCCTCGGATAAGAGGAAGCAATGTGAGGATAAAACTTTTTCCCCCATAAGCTGCGCCTCCATATAAAGCTTCAAAGATTTCATCAGATATTTTTAAAAAATCTTCCTGTCTTTGATGAGGCCTAATTTCTCTAATGAAATCATTTCCTGGGTCTGATAAACTAACTTCCATTTTGTCTTGAAATCTCTATAAGTTTATTAATATCTATTTCATTTCTTCTATAAAGATTTTCCCATCTATAAATAAATTTAGTATTCTTATATCCCATAGATTTTAAATAACGATAAATCAACTCTCCTTGAATTAACTCTTTAAAACTAGGAATAATAGAATCCCTATTTAATTCCCCAGAAAGAAATTTATCAGTAAGTCTTTGAATTTCTTTTCTTGTCACATTACTTATTTATCCCATTCTTAGCTACAGCTGCCCTTAAAGTCATCATACCTGCACCAGAAAGAATAGCTAAAATAGCTTGATATGTTCCTTCATCAATCCATCCCATAGCTTTAATTCCACCTAATGCAAATAATAAAACTCCAACAAGATACGTCTTCTTCATAAGCTCTCTAAACTCCTCTACTTTAATTGCCTTTTTGATTAGGTCTAGCCAATATTCCGATTTTCTTAAATTCTCTGGATACATTATTCCATCAGAGATATGGTCCCAAAGTTTCTTAACGTGAAAAGTATTAATCCAACCCATTACCGATTTACAGACGCACTAGCTGTTCCCATATTACCAGCAGCATCCCGCGCTCGAATTTCAATAGTATGAGTTCCAGGATTTTGAATCTTAACTGTCGCGGTATAAGGAGAAACAACTAATCTAACTTGAACAGTTCCATCAACCAAAAATTCTACACTAACAACTCCTACATCATCAGTAGCATTTACTGCTACAGTATAGTTAGGAGAATTACCATTCCTCTTAATTGATTTAATTGCTACTGCTGGCGCCTGATTATCTCCCGGTATTGGTTCAGGAGGAGGAATAGGTGCTCTTTTAAATTGTGGTATAGCTTCACCCCAAGTGCTAGCTACTATAGAAGTAGGAGAGCTTTCAAATCCATATCGTCTAACTTTAGCAGTATAAAATGAATCACTAATAGGAAGATTATTAAAATAAGTAGATAAATTAGCCTTACATTCTTGATTAGTCTCTACTACATCCCATACAATAATAGAGGGATTATTAATACTAGGAGGAACAGGAGTTTGATTCATTGGAGTAGAGCAAGTAATTAATGACTGAGGAATTGTCATTAAAGAGAAAGGTTCAGTTTGTCCAGATACCCATACTCCTATTTCATGGCTAGTAATAGTAAAGGTTTGTCCTATCAAAGTTACTGATAAGAAAAGAATAGCAATTAAAATCTTCTTCATTTAAAACACTCTTGTCTTCTTGAACTTGCAGTTACGCTGAAACAGATTTGTTGCAAGAATCTGTTACTTCTTTCTACCTCATCACCCTGTCGTTTAGCTTCTTCCATTTGCTGAGTCATTACATTATTATGTATCTTTAATAACTCATAAATCTCATCTTGCTTTGTGTCTACCTTCTGAACTAGAAAATAAATAAGATAACAAGCTATAGCCGCGGGTATTCCCACTTTATATACCGAACTTATCCACCAGGGTTGGTCCCCATCACTCGTTCTTTTATTTGTCATCGCTACTAGGAAAGCCCCCATTTTTATTAGTAAGCTTTCCCGATTATCTGAGACCCTGCATTAATAGATTTCACATAAGGAGCTGATGTAATAAAGTTCTTATTGCTATCTAATGTAATAGATTGCCAAGTAGAATTATCCAAAGATACCTGAATAGTTCCACCGGAAGTTATTACTGTATAATTACAAAGGCGATTGGGTAAAGCATAAACTTGATTCTGCACCATTGTTTCAGCTTTACCGAGAGAGATTAATACTGTGCTCATTTTTAAAATGCCTTAGCTACTATGTCAGAATCTCCGCCAGTAGAGCGGATAAAAACAGCAGATGTAAAGAAATTATTGTTTGCGTCCAGAGTAGCTGTTTCCCATGAACTAGCATTAAGAGAAAACTCAATAGTTCCAGCTGTTGTAAGAACTGTAATATTAACTACATGGTCAGGTAATGCATAGATGATTCCATCTAATAAAGTAATAACAGTTCCTACAGAAATTCCTGGAGATTCTGGAGGAGGAGCAGGCGGAATATCAGCTGGGTCTAATCCACGAAGGATTAGCTTCTTTAATGCGCCTGCGATATTACGGGTAATTAAGAAAGCCAATTAAGAAGCTCTAGTAATAGCTGTTGGGTCAGTTGCACTATTTAAAGTAAATGTCATAGATGCTGTAGAACCATCTTCTTTATTTACTGTAAGAACAGTTCCTACTGCACCAGCTTCCATAAGAATTCTAGTTAACATTAATAATGCTTGTCTAACAGTTGGCCGAGTTCCATCAGCTGCTACAGAATCTGCAATGACAGCTTCAAAATCTGGTGTAGCTGAATAAAGAAGATCATTAACTTGTCTATCTGCTGTTTGAATATTAATTACTGCATCTTTCCATTCCGCGCCTGCTGCATCAGAGAATATTACTTGAATATTATCTCCGTTCATTTCAGACGCACTTAGAAGAACTTTAACTACTTTACTACTATTAGGGTCTACATCTGGTAAAGTATTTAAATTAGCTAATGCTCCACCATCAATAGATACCTTAACATCTCCCGCTGCTAATGTAG